ACGCGATTATGGGCATTGATCGGTATGTGTCTTCTGACTTTGTAAGTGGTCAGTCAGTAAACAGTGGTCTTATTGGTAACCTGTATGGCGTAGACGTTTACGTTTCTGCCAACTGCAGAACCATTGAAGCAGCTGGTGACAACACCGCTTCTAGCGTTGATACTCGCGCTGCTTTGTTGTTCCACAATGAAGCTGTTGTAATGGCTGAGCAGCTGGCTGTACGCAGCCAAACGCAGTACAAGCAAGAGTACCTCTCTACGCTGTACACCGCAGACACCCTTTATGGTGTTCAGGTATACCGCCCAGAGGCTGGCTTTGTACTCGCAGTACCATCTGCTTAATCTACTCGGGGGCTTCGGCCCCCTTTCCTTTTTGTTTCGTGTTCTTCTTGGAGTAGTTCATGGCAACCACAATTAAGCTCAAGAATGGATCGGGTGCGCCCGCAGCTAGTGATTTAGTCCAAGGCGAACCAGCATTTGATCTGACTAACAAGCGCCTTTACACAGAAAATGGCAGTGGCGCTGTTATTGAGGTGGGCTCAAACCCAAGCAGCCTTTCTATTAATGGGACGGCTGTAACTGCAACGGCAGCAGAAATTAATGTTTTGGATGGCATTACATCCAGTACAGCCGAATTAAATATTCTTGATGGGGTGACCGCTACTACGGCAGAGTTGAACTTTGTTGATGGTGTCACTTCAAACATACAAACACAGCTTGATACTAAGGGCACTGGCACAGTTTCTAGCTTGTCTGATTTAGGCGTGACGGCAAGTGCAGCAGAGTTAAACCTCCTTGACGGCGTTACTGCTACTACAACTGAAATAAATTACCTTGATGGTGTTACTTCAAATATCCAAACGCAGCTTAATGCAGCTGGAGGCACAGTTACTCTTGGCGATTTGGGAGTTACCGCTACGGCTGCAGAGTTAAATACGCTCGATGGGATTACTTCTACAACTGCGGAATTAAACATTCTTGATGGGGTTACCTCTACCGCTGCTGAGTTAAACATTTTAGATGGAGTAACAGCTACTGCTGCAGAACTAAATATTTTAGATGGCGTTACAAGTACTGCTGCTGAACTGAATCTGCTTGATGGTGTGACAGCTACGACTGCAGAGTTAAATTACACGGATGGTGTTACCTCAAACATTCAAACACAGCTAGATGCTAAACAGGCACTTGATGCCGATCTTACAGCTATTGCAGCCCTTTCAAATGCTGATGGCAACTTTATTGTTGGTGATGGAAGTGCGTGGGTTGTTGAGTCTGGAGCAACAGCTAGGACTAGTTTGGGCTTAGCTATAGGCTCTGATGTTCTTGCATACGATTCTAATCTTCAAAGTTTTGTTGCAGCGTTTACGCTTCCAACATCTGACGGGTCTTCAGGACAGGCGTTAGTCACGAATGGATCAGGCACGATATCTTTTGGAAATGTTGATGCCCTTCCAAGCCAATCAGGTAATAGTGGATATTATTTAACTACAGATGGCAGCAGTGCTTCTTGGGATAATTTAAAGGCTAGTCCAACCTTTACGGGTATTGTGACGTTTAGCGGTACAGATGCTGTTACTTTGCCTGTGGGTACAACGGGTCAACGACCTACAGCTGCCCAAGGAATGATCCGCTACAACACAACAACTAGTAGCTTTGAAGGCTACAACGGTTCTGCCTGGGGTGCGTTAGGGGCTGAGTTTGCTTATACACGAACATCTGCAACAGCTACTGCGTCTCAAACTACATTTTCTGCGACTTATACGGCTGGATATGTAGATGTTTACTTAAACGGCGTAAAACTTGTTAGTGGCACAGATTTTACTGCTACCAACGGAACATCTGTTGTTTTAGCTACAGGAGCTACGGTAGGTGACAATGTTGAGATATTAGCTTATGAAACTTTTTCAGTAGCTAACGCCTTGACCGCAGCCAACAATCTTTCAGATCTTAGTAGTGCTGCTACCGCACTTACAAATCTTGGAATTACTTCAACGGCAGCAGAGCTAAACATTCTTGACGGTGTTACAGCCACTACAGCAGAGCTTAACTATGTTGACGGCGTTACGTCCAACATACAAACGCAGATCGACAATATTAGCCCAAGCCCAACTTTAACCGCTACAGCATCAGGAGCCTTGGCAAACGGTGACACGGTTATTGTAAATAGCAACGGCACGGTAAGTGCTGTTTCAGGCTCTACAACTCCGGAAACCACTGGCACTGCCGTCGCGTTTGAAAGCGCAAGAGCTGATAACATGTCGTGTGCCTATGACGCAAACGCCCAGAAGGTTGTTGTTGCTTACACAGATGTTGGCAACTCTAACTACGGAACCGCCGTTGTTGGCACTGTAAGCGGCACATCAATTTCCTTTGGCACTCCAGTTGTATTTATAGACCAACAGGCTATTGAGATTGCGGCAACTTATGACGCAAACGCCCAGAAAGTCGTTATTGCCTATAGGGCCGTTCCCGACGATAACAAAGGAACGGCTATTGTTGGCACGGTAAGTGGCACATCCATCAGCTTTGGCACAAAAACTGTATTTAGCTCCGGCGAAGCTAACGCTATGGCTATGACCTATGATGCCAATGCTCAGAAAGTTGTTATTGCTTATAGAGATGCCACAAACAATTACGGAACGTGCATTGTGGGGACCGTTAGCGGCACATCTATTAGTTTTGGAAGCGCCCAGCCATTTGAGGTTGGATACACTAGCAACATCGGTATAGCATATGACGCTAACGCTCAAAAAAGCGTCGTTGCTTATAGGGATGGCGGAAACTCTAACTACGGCACGTCTGTTGTGGGGACCATTAGTGGCACATCAATTTCTTTTGGCTCACATGCAATTTTTTCTTCTGCGGATTGCGAAAATATTGCAGTTGTCTATGACTCCAGCGCACAAAAGGTTGTTGTAGCTTGTAGGGACAACGGAACTTCTGGCTATGGCGTTGCCAGAGTGGGGACTATTAGCGGCACATCAATTTCCTTTGGCACAGGCGTTAATTTTGAAACCGCAGTTATTAACTACACCGCCGCCGTTTATGACGCGAACTCTGGCAAAGTAGCGATTGCGTACCGAGACACGGGCAACTCTGATCACGGCACTGTTGTGTCAGGAGTGGTAAGCGGCACTTCCATTAGCTTCAGCACTCCTATTGTGTTTGAAAGCGCGGATACTCGTTATATTGGAATGGCGTATGACTCTAACGCTCAAAAAAGCGTCATAGCCTACTCGGACGAAGGCAACTCTGATTATGGCACTGGGATTGTGTATCAGACCTTGTCTGTTTCTACAAATCTAACAGCAGAAAACTACATTGGCATTTCTAATGCGGCCTACTCTGATGGCGCAACTGCAACCATCCAGATTGTAGGGGCTGTAGATGACGCGCAAAGTAGCCTGACGGCTGGACAACAGTATTTTGTGCAAACCAACGGCTCGCTTGGTCTGACTGCCGCCGATCCTAGTGTAATTGCAGGAACAGCCGTATCAGCTACAAAGCTTATTATTAAGGGGTAAGGCATGAAAACTATTGTAGAAACTGCAACTGGATTATCAAAATATTTGCTGGATGACAGTGTGGTGATTGCTAAGGCTTCTGATCATATTGCTATTGGCGATCCAGTAGAGTCTGTTATTTGGGATTTAAACTCAGATACCGCAACAGTTTATGAAAATCTAGCTAATACCCGCGCTGATTGGGTGGGCAACAAGTACACGTTTGACGGAACTACATGGACGCAAAACCCCGATTGGGTTGAGCCAGAATCGGAGTAATAAAACATGAGCAATGCTAGAACAATTGCAGATTTAGCCGCAGTTACCGCGACTGCTGCAGAGTTGAATCTTACTGATGGTTCGGCTGCTGATACTGTGGTTAACAGTAAGGCGGTAGTGTATGGATCTGCAGGTGAGGTAACAGTCAATGAGTTAGACGTAGATAACATTCAGCTTAATGCGAATGCAATTAAGTCTACAAACACCAATGGAAATATTCAGCTGTTTCCAAATGGCACTGGATACACAGAGCTATACGGCAATACTAATCCTGGTGCTGTTCGTTTTAACTGTGAGTCAAACAGTCATGGTGTAACTCTTAAGGGTCCGCCTCACTCAGCTGCTGCTACCTACAGTCTTGAGCTTCCTGATGCTGATGGTTCTTCTGGAGAGGTATTGCAGACTAATGGCAGCGGAAAATTAAGTTTTGGCTCTGCTGGTGGTGGTGGCCTTCAGTCAATGCAAGTCTTTACCAGTTCTGGGACTTGGACTAAGCCAGCAGGTATTTCAAAGATCCGCGTCACTGTTACTGGTGGTGGCGGTGGCGGGGGAGGAGTCCGAGCGAATTATGGAGAAGCCGGAGGTGGCGGTGGCGCTGGTGGAACTGCAATAGAGATTATTGATGTTTCTTCTGTTTCTTCTGTAACCGTAACAATAGCATCTGGCGGGGCTGGCGGAAGCGGAGCCTCGGATGGCAGTAGCGGGGGAAGTAGTTCTTTTGGAACTTATTGTTACGGAAATGCTGGCTCTGGTGGCTCCAATCATGGAGTTGGAAATGGTGCTATTGGAGGTAGCGCTTCTGGCGGGGACATTAATATACCGGGCGGTGGTGGAAGTCATGGAGTTAACAATAGCACTAATCAAACCGGACAAGGACAAGGCGGCGCAAGTTATTGGGGCGGCGCTTATAGAACCCAAGAGGATACTAACGCAAATGGCGGAGATGCAGAGGCGTATGGTTCTGGCGGGGGCGGCGCTGTAAACAAAACAAACTATGGCGGTGATTTAACAGGCGGCGCTGGCAAAGGTGGCATTGTCGTAGTAGAGGAGTTTGCTTAATGAGAGCGCATGTTATTGAGGATGGCGTTGTTGTAAATACCATAGAAGTAGATTCTTTGGATTTTATGCCTAATTTGATTGAGGCAACAGAGGGCGGGATTGGCTGGTCGTATTCAAGAGGTTCGTTTGCTGCTCCAGAACAAACCGCATCAGAAGAAGAGTTGTCAGTCAGCGCCAGAAGCAGGCGCGACGTACTACTCCGCGACTCTGATTGGGCGGTTTCAACAGACGCTCCTACTGACAAGGCTGCTTGGCAAACATACCGTCAAGCATTACGTGATGTGCCACAACAGGAAGGTTTTCCGCAAGAAGTTACATGGCCCGAAAAACCTGAATAAGAAAAGAAATGAACCCGATGGAAGAACACAGATTAGATCGAATAGAGCAGAAGCTAGACAAGCTGACTGAAGCTGTATCACAGATTGCTCGCGTCGAAGAGCAGATTCTATCTGTGTT